TGACCGATAGGACTAACGATGAAAGAGATAATAGACAGAGCACCAAAAATACTCCACATCTTTTTCTCCATGGTACGTAGTCGATCGTCAACCTTACGTATGTCACGCTCGCAACCTTTCTTGATTGCATCTGTTTCTCTATTGACATCTGCTGATAGCCTATCTATTTTCTCAAATAATACTTCGTCTATCTTGTCTTGCTTATCCAACTTCTCATTATGAACAGCAAGAAGTTGTCCCATCTTTACAGAATTTTCCTGTAGGGATTCTACGACTCGTTCGAGCCTCTCGATGATGGCAGTATTAATGTCCGACATGCTAGTATTTATACTTACTGATTTTGGAGTGCCTTCCTTCTCAAATCATAGTAAAACTTGATCACTTCATTTGGGTACAGACGTTTCACTTGTATCTTCTTGTGGTTCTCTGGTCTGTAAATCTTTCGTAACTGTATTTTAACATCGGCTTCTGACTTACCATACAGTACATATTCTTGTGCGTAATCATAGCATATCTTAAAGGGGAGATATTTTCCATCTGCTTTCTCTGCATCAGGCTTGAGGTGACCTAGCACCAATGCCTCTTTCACTTGCTTCTTAAATTTCCTCTTACGTAGACGAGGTTTCTTCTCACTATTAGAACCTAACAAAGAATCAAACCCTGCAACAGGACCTGCAGCATTAGCACTACCGCTAAAACCTCCTGTACCTGCACTCATTGTTGGTCCTTCTTCGTTCACAACTTTCTTAACTGTGTGTAAATTTCTTCATCAAGATCCACTTCCTCTAGAACACCACCGTTGTTCTCTGGATACCTACTCAAATATATCAAGAAGGTTTTCACTGCAGGATAGTACTCAGGCTCAAGTTTGTACATTAATAAAGGGAGTGTACCCTCGCCAAAGACGTTGTATAGTACGATTAAATGATTTAGAATTAAATTAGTACGCAATACACCTGTCTTGAGGTAACGTTTAAGTAGTCTCTTCAGATACTTAAACTTCTTCATGTCTTCCATGAAGTCATCCACAGTCACCGACTGTGGATTCTCATAGTACTTGATTGCGAACATCAAATGATTCTTCTCATCTAGATGATCAAATCTCATTTACATAATGATGGTTCAGTTTTATTTAGCTACCGAATGTAAGTGTAGCAGCACCGTTAGTGTACTTCTGTTCAGCACCTTTGCTTGTGTTTAGTACGCAACGATACTTGTAACCGTTAAGTGTTGTACCTGCAAGTCCACTGTAAGCAAGTGTTGCTGTAGTGAAGTCTGCATATGTGATACCAGTATCTGTGTTAGCAGCGATATCTACCCAACGAGTAGTAGCACTTGCTGTCTGTCTCTGCCACTTAAAGGACTTAGTACCTGACTGATCAACAGTGAATGCTGCAACGAATGTTCCTGCACCACTAGATGAAGTAGAGTTAGCAGGTTGTGTACCCACTGTAATTGTTTCTAATACATCTGCTGCGACTGTATCGTCAGCGTCGTCACCAGAAGTACCTGCAGCAACTTTTAGAGGAACGAGGCACTCAGCTTTATGTCTGGTGTCTCCATTGTGTGTCTGGTATGTTCTGTACTGCCACCAACCTGGACCCGAAATACCACGAGTCTTGTTGGATGCAATACCATCTTCAGTCGTGTCTACAAATATTAGTTCGTAGGAGTTAGAGTCGCCACCAAGGATGACAAACTCAGCAACTGCCTTAGGAGGAGTTCTCTTAATAACAGATGCAGCAGCTACAGTTGCTGTTGATCCTGCATATACTTTATGCAATTCGATAGCAGTGGTACTTGTAACTTGCTTAACAATATAGTTAACACTTGATATGCTCAAGACATCTCCTACAACGACACTATCAGCAGCGTTCTTAGTAACAGTTGCGTCACCATTAGTGACGGAAATAGTATTACTAAATGCTGCAGCGTCAATCTTTCCTACGACAGACATTGTAAATCCTCTAAAAGTTTGGTATTTCTATTATTTATTTATAATCTAACGTGTCTCTATTGCTGTTTTGACTGCTTCTAATAGCTTGTCGTCAGCAGTAGTCTTAGTTAGTTTGACTGCTTTAGTCATGATAACAAGGCAGATATCGATTAGTTTCTCTCCTAATTCTGCGTCATCTGGAATCTTGTCAACAGCATCTGAAATAATCTTAGATGCGAAAGGTAGTAAAAATCCTAGCATGGTCTCAACTCAATATATTATATACTATATAGCCAGTCTAATCAGCAGTGAACTTGCGGTTCTTCATGTAACCCCACTTACCCTTGTGTAATGCTCTTACACCTTTAGGATTCTTGACACCAGACTTTGCTTTGCCTTCAGCATCTTTCTTCATGAAGTCCTTGTACCTTTTCTTACCGTACTTACTCTTATAAAGAGTCTCCTTCTTGTCTTTCTTTTCCTGAGCGTATCTCTTTAAGGTCGCTGCCTTCTCCGAGTTGTCCCACTCTAATAGGTTAGCCACGTGCTTCTTTCTTTTTCTTATCGTACTCTGCAGTAGCAGCAAGCATCTTAGACTTCATGTTAGACTTAGACTTGCTAGTGTTACTGTGAGATGTTGATCCGACAGATGCAGGTAGAGCAGCACCAGTAACAGCCACCTCATCTATTGGTTCTTCAGATACTAACTGTTTGTTTCTTAGTTCAGCAGCGATTTCTTCCTTCATCTTCTGCTTCCTCTTGATCATAGAGGTACGTACTTTACGTCTGAAGTTTAGATACTTGTCACTCTTATCGACATCACCATCGTTATCGATATCTGAGTCTTCTTTACCGACTGGATCTAACTTTTTCTTTTCGTTTAATTCTGATTCTGACATGAGATCCTCCTTCTTAGGATTGATTGTGATACCCTTTTTAGTTTTAGTAGAACCTTGGGTTAGGTTTTGTGTATTCTTATCACCCTCGTCATTCTTGTTGACTGGTGTGGTTTTAGTATTAGTAGCACTAGCCATTCCTGACCTCCTCAAGTGCTGCACGCCAATCGTATTTCTCTTCTTTGTATGCCTTCTTCTTTTTCTTAGGCTTACTTGGTGTTGAGCAACCAGTATCAGAGTATTCTTTTAACTCTTCCTCTTTGACATGATCAGCAGCCTTGTACATAGGTTTGCCAGATGTCTTGGATTTCATACCCTTCTTGTAATTCTGCCAAGCGGGTGTGTTACCTTTCTTGTCAGCATTAGTGACGGTCATTGCTTCTTTCATAAGATTATGTAAGTCTTCTATATCTATACTATAGTCAACAGACTCTTTGGGTCCTTGGACACCAATGTCTTCTTGATGTTTAGCAGTTTTCTCACCCTTCTTTCCAACGACTACGTAACGTCCATCTGATTTACGACCTGTAATAACCATAGAGTTACCACCTTGTGATACTACTCTACCAATATTACGATCGTCAGGTGTCTTACGTTTGTTCTTGTCGATTGCTTCCTTATCAATCGGGAAACCTGCGTATCCCTCAAAGGCGGGTTGTATTGGAGATTCATCGATGATCTTAATTATAGCATCAACTGTCTCCTGCATGCGTTTTGTAGGAGCAGCTGTGTTATGGTCAACACATTTAGTTATTTTAATCTGCTCTTCCATAGAATAACCTATGAGTTTAGCAGCAATATTTGTTGTGATCATCGGATAAAATTGATTCCGTAATTATTATTTAGGCTGTGCAGCCTTTCTAAAGTCGTTAAACTTAACCCCAAACTTGGTAGTTCCCTGACCTGGAGTCATGTCCTGCACTGCTTTTCTGTACTCATCAGTGCCGATCTTCCATGTATTACCACTACCATCATCAGCAGAATAGTTACTTTGATCTCCCTTTTCTTTCTCTTCTCTTGTCACACCTGCTTTAGATCTTTCTTTCTCAGCAACTGACCTGATAAGCATCTTAAGTATCTTACGCTTAGAGTATGGGTTGTCCTTTTTCCTTGCCATTGCTATCTCATCTAACTCTACAACCTCAGTTACATGATGCAACCATGCTTTAAACTCTTCACCTTCATCATCCTTAAAGACAACATGATTAGTACCACGGTGTACTATAACACCACGTATACCACTGTCATCATGCTCTACTAGAGTACCAACTGAAAAAACTTCATGCTCCATGTAGTGTTCTCTGAACTCATACATGTGTAACTTAGGTGAGTATTCCCATGCTTCACTCTTCGGAGTAGCAGGAGTTTTCTTCTTAAGTTTCTGTGATGGTTTCTTAGGAGGTGTCATACCTGTCTTTACATCTGCCATCATCTTCATAGAGTCTGACTTCTTAAATCCTTTTGGCATTCCTGCATGATAGGAGTCATGGTCATCACCCTGTGCATGCTTTCTCTGTGCTGATGCTGATAGTTTTTCTATTGGATCATCTGAATTTGGATCTCTAGCACCTGCTGACTTGATATTAACAGACTTAAAGTCGTAGTGTACACCGTTATATTTCTGCGTTAACTTCTGAAATTCTTTTACTCTGTCGTCTCCGACTACCATTGTTACATGTTCATGTCCTTCATCATTGAGGTCACGTAGTATGTCAAATATATTTCTATGCTGTTCTGAATTCTGTATCTTATCCTTATGATTCTTAAACATCTTACGCATGTGATCAACCTTCTGATCAGCACTCAAAGGATTCTTCTTATGATCTTGCGTTCTACTAGGATAGATTCTATAGTTACCTGAGTCACCACCATGTGCTTTAACAGCATCCATAAGTTTACCATGACCTGCATGAGGTGGGTTAAACCTACCAAAAGTGATCGCAACATGCTTGTCCTCTGGTTGCTGAGACTTAGGTACAGGTTTCTTCTTAGCAGGTTGTGATACTGTTCCCTGTGCAGGTGTTGTTTCAGTTATGAATTGATTAAAGTGAATCATTTTGACCAGTTCTTTGCCACAGTAAAGTTTGCTTTAGAGAATTCTAATCTATCAACAAGTTTGATAGCCGTACCATTTTTAATTGCTACGTATCCCTCAGGACTTGTAACTCGGTAACCAGATTCGTCTTCTATGAATGTACCAATACCTTTCACTTTCTCTAAGCGTCGGATGATAATTTTCTTCGCAGTTATTAGAGACTGGAAGGCACTCATAGCATTATGTATGGCAGTTTTGTTACTATTTAGATACTTGAGGGACTCTTGTTTCTTTTTCTTCCATTGTTCCTTAGATTTTTCAGTCTTTTTCTTAGCAATCTCCATGTCAAAACGCTGTGATACAAAGACTTCGAACCCTTTATGTAACAGTGCAGCAGTCTTTGGAACCTTACCTGTTCTAATAACTTGGTTAAAGTATACTTTAAACAGTGCAGTATACTCGAAAGGTCTTGTGCCACCTAGCAAATCGAGGAAAGATCTACCCTTAGTCATACCAATCTTAGCATTACGAATGTTTTGTTTTACTTGTACTTTCTCAGTGGTACTGAGTGTTGCTACTCCACCTACATTCTCAAAGTTAGATGATAGTACTGCTACATCCTTAACTCCCTGTAAATGCGATACATCCACACCAAATGCTGCAGACATATTCTCTACACTTTCACCTGTGTAACTCGTATGAAATACTATACCCAACTTGGATGCACCTATCTTCTGACCCAGTTCACTGTATGCATCAACTGCATATGTGATAGTGTTTGGTCTGAATTTATATACTGTATTGCCACCCATCTTTGTAATAGGAGGTGTCTTAGTATATAAGAGATCACCTTGTAGTACACCTTTAAATGGTAGTTTCTTTAGTTGATCATATACTTCATGAAGGATAGTCCCAACAACACTACCTTCGTAATGGTAGTCTATAAGATCATGATCATATCCGATCTTTGGTTGTCCTTTATTAAATACTGATTTAGTTCCTACAAAAAACTGCCCTTGAGGAGTCCTACCACATACAATAGCAGGGGCACCATCCCATTTGACAGTAACCCTTGCACCCTTTCCACCACTGTCTAGCATATCAGAAAGAGACTCAATAAAATTAATAGCATTTAAACCACCCTGATACCCTTGGTTGATCAGGTCATCTTCTAAATGTTCTAGGTGTGTGTTCTTTGCCATGTCTTAATTATACCTCATATCTAATGGTAATGGCGTTCATCTTAACACCACCTTTAGCTTTGCGTCCCTTTTTGCTGATACGAACACCTGCTCTAGCCATAACCTCATTAATTAATTTACCATCTATAGGTTTGACACCAGACTCTGTGAGTACATGAGTAGCAACTTTGTCACCACCACCAAATGTCATCTCACCAGTTAAACATTCTTTAGTTAGTTCATACTTAAATTTAGAATAGACTCCTGATGTGGTAGGGTTCTTTCTAGTTCCTAGAATAGATTGTAATCTAGACTCTAGTCCTAGGTTCTCTCTTGTGCTACTCATAAGTCTGTCTGCCTCTGCAGCAGTAATAGTTCCTGTGTTGTTCTCAAATTTATTAGAGATCTCTTCTAGTACTAACTGAAGATATCCTAAACACATCGCATCGTCTCTAGTTCCATACTTATTTGCTACTAGTTTTAATATACCAGTCAGAATCTTAATTGATTTATCTATACCTGCTGACGTAAGTTGATAATCATTACCATACTTCATACTACATTTATATTTCGTACCACCTTTGCTGAAAATTATATCTGTCTTCCCTTCATTAGCACCACCACCCATCTTCATAAATGATTTATAGAATAATTGTTCTGCAGCAAACCCACCAGGTTTTATCTGATTAATGACTTGCAGACCTGCTTGTGACACAGCAGAAGATTCCCCCATCTTACTGACTTCATCTGCTGCCTTAAGACGAGTTACATTTTGTTCCGATGAGAGTTCAGATGGATCACCAACACGTGATAGTGCATGGTGTAATACTGACCACTCAAACTGCAATCCTTTATTTGCCACGAAAAAAGAGGGTGTTACCCTCTTATTTATAGGGAGACCTAACAACGTCTCCTCTCTTTTTGTATGCAGAGACCTCAGGATCTGGGTCTAACCACTTAGTATATTCCTTGTCCTCCAGACAGCAGTCCAACTGTAGTGAACTGTCTAGTAAGTACATGTCATTGTAACGTTGCGTCCATGTGTTGTACTTCTGTATACGGTAATCTAGTTTACCGTTCTCAAGTCTCTTATCTGTGTGAACAAAACGATAAGGACCTTGATCCATAATTTTAGTCAATTTCATTGCGAAGGTTCTCCATGTGTTCCAACATCTCACTTACGTCACATAGGTTATCAATCTGATGTAATATATCTGCAATGTGTTTACTGATATATGTCTTCTCTGTACGAGCAGAGAAAGATAAAGCATTACGTAGACACTCCTGTGCTTCTCGTAATGATTCTTCTACTTGTCCTGATAGTGCCATGCGTTAATGAGGGTTGTACTTTCTAAGAATATAAGTTGAGTATGCTGTTAGTATAGCAGCACATATGATTGGTGTCAAGATTAAAGGCATTAAATGTCTCCTTGTTTTCTGTTTTCGGACTCCTCAATGGAGAACTCTCCACCAGGATATCTTGCTGCTAGTTTTAATGAGTTGGTATAGAATACTTCATCAAGTCTGATGTCTAATGCTTTTGCTGCACATGCTGCATACCATAGAACGTCACCGAGTTCTTTAATTAGATGCTCTTTGTTAGCATCATTCCATGGTTTACCTTGATACTTCAGTTTCTTAACAATCTCACAGAACTCACCTGCTTCTGCAGTCAAACCCTGTGATGCTGTGTCCAACCTAGCAATGTCACATCCTTGTTCGCTGAGTTGTCTCAATCTATCTATGTACTGAACCTTATCTTTACTAGGTGCAGAGCAAGTCATGTCTTGGAAATGCATGTACTTGTCTAGATCAATCTGGAACTTAGTCTCTTCTTTTTTATTCTTTTCGTTTGCTCTAACCTTCTCTGCTGCTTGCCATGCAGTGAATCCTTTTTGTTTAATAAAGTCTTCTGGTGTCTTAGGAGTTTCATCAGCAATCTTCTTAGCACCATCTGCCATATCATCTTTAGCATCCTGTGCAGAATTGTTCATACTCTCTGCAACTTTCTGAGCGTTGTCTGCCGAGGCAGGATCATAAGGTACGTTTTCTTTTGTCATATCTTAAAGGAATCAAATTTAGTTTTAGTCTTAGCGACTTCTAGTATCTCTTCGTCAGTACCAGAATCAGTAAGTTGTTGCTGTTCACAATCATAGAGCCTCATCTTCGATCTGTCAATACCTATTACAAATCGTTTATGTACTGTAGGATCATTGTATCTATTCTTGAGTTGCTTGACCATTATCTGATTCATCCCCTCAAGATCCTCCGTACTAATAAGAGCAAACATAAGATCAGCAGTGGCGGGTAGACCGAACGACTCACTTGTGTCAGTAAGATCAACATCACTACTACCATAGCCACTACGAGTTGTCTGAGTAGCGGAGACGATAGGTACATTAGCCTCAACTGCAAGACCACGGAGTTCTTCTGCAATCGCTTTAACAAACGTGTAAGAATTGACAATGGAATTTTTGTAACGTGATGATGAACAAATATTTAGATAGTCAATGAAGATAATATCAGGACTAAACCCTTTCTTCATTGCTAACTCATTGATAAGAGATTTAAAGTGACCTACATGTGCAGACGCAGTTGGGTATTCTTTGATAACCAACCTACCTTGAGTCTTCTTATCTATCTTATCCATTTTAGTACGAAACTGTTGCTTTGTAAACAGTGGGTCGTTGAGTTGTTGGATAGGTACATCTAAAAGGTTAGCATCAATTCTCTCTGCAATCTTTTCTTCTGCCATCTCAAGAGTAATATACAGAACGTTCTTACTTTGTAGTAATGTTGCTGCTGCCATATGACACATGAATAAAGACTTACCAACACCTGTACCTGCTAGTGCAATGTTAAGTGTCTTGTTTGGTAAACCACCCTTGGTTATCTTATTAAAGTAATCAAGATCAAATGGTGTCTTGTCTTCTATCTTATGATAAAAATCATATCTCTCATCAGCATCATTTAGATAGTCATGACCAACAGTGTCATCAAAACCAGTACCCAATGCCTCAGACATGATGTGTGGTATAGCATCTTTAGTACGAGTCTTATCTTGACCATCAGCAATCTTAATACTATCCATCAATGCAAGGTAGATTGCTCTCTCCTTACACCATTTCTCTGTAGTACTTAACAACCAGTCGTGATTGTATTGATCTTTATCTAAACCAGTATCAATGAATCCTTCTATCTCTTTTAGTATCTCTTCACTTATATCTTTACGCTTCTCTATCTCAATCTTAAGTGCCATCGGTTCTGGCAGACCATCAAACTCCTGCACATACTTATGAACCACCTCAAACAATATCTTATGATTGATAGTGTCAAAATATTCCTCTTTAACAAAGGGCAATACCTGTCTACAATAGTTCTCATCTAGGATGAGTTTACTAAGTGCTATCTCTTCGATCTTTTGCATTAAATGTAGTGTAGGTAAGTTCCGACAACATACTTGTCGTTTGATAGTGGTGCTTTACCTGAGTGTGCAAACATCCAAGTAGGAGGGAATACTAACACCTTCCCTTCGCTCGCTTTGATACTGATGTTTACATTAGGGAAGTGTGTTTCTCCACCTTCTGCAACATCATTTAGATAAAAGAACAGAGCAAGAAATCTTCTTGCACTACTGTGGTCACCAACATCAACATGCTCATCAAACCTATCATTAGATTCGTGATTGTAATGCTTGAGTTTGATTTGCTCAAATCCATTCTCTACTGGCCAGTGATCTTTACATCCCACCTGTGTCATGTAGAGTTCGGATGCTGATTTGATCGCAGGGATGAGTAGGTTCTGCATCTTCATCCAGTCTGGATCTTGTTCTGTCTCTGCAACATGTGTGATGTTAAACATACCACATTGAGGACGACCCTTCTGTTCCCATCTTTCTAACTTAGTTTTCTTTGCTAACGCAACTAAATTACGACAGACATTTTGTGGTAAACATCTGTCGTATGTCTTGATGTAGTCGGTAACGTTTCTAAGAACCATAAGAGAACTCCTTCTGTGCACTCTCGTCTAATGCTTGCATAATTTCGGGAGTAAAATACTTCTCTGGATCAGCAAGAATAGATTTAGGATACAAGTTAGACTCACCCATCTTATACCTGTTTCCTATTCTTGTAAACACTCCGTGTTTCTCTCCTAACTCTAGGAGACCATAGTACTTGTCAAGTCCTCTCTCATCATAGAATAGTCTTGCTTCGATTCTACTATTCTCTTTGGTAAACCTAGACTTCTTAGTCTCACATTTGATTAGGTTACCTACAACATCCTTACCATCTTTCTCTTTAGATTTGCTCAAGTATATGATAGAGGATGCAGCATACTTAAGACCAGAACCACCACCCATTTCTTTCATAGGTACATAGGCACCAACAACATCATAGGTATGGTTAGTAACTATCATAGGAACATTTGCTTTACCTAGTTTCAGTGTTAGAACTCTGAAGATAGACTTAACAACTTGTGCTCTAGTCATGTCACGTGTGTCCTTACCCTGCTCAGTATCATCTACCTCTTTAGTGGTGGATAACATACCAAGACTATCAAGAACAAACATCAATGGTTTGCGTTCTTTTTCTGACTGTGCAAGATACTTATCTACAATCTTAATTGCTTGTTGTCTGAACTCCTGTACTGTAGTAACTGGTACAAGATACATTCTATTAGAATCTATATTACGTTTCTCTATCATCTCTTTAGAGATGGCAGACTCAGACTCAAAGTAAATTACACCTGCATCAGGATTTGATTCTAGGAAGTGCTGAACAATACCTAGACAGAAAAATGTTTTACCTGTACTAGATTCACCTGCTAATGCTGTGATCTTATTACTAGGTACTCCACCAAAAATACTACCAGACACAACAGCATTAAAAAGGTATGATCCTGTGTCTATGAAACCGCTAGTGTCACCTGCTGCAACACCGTCTGACACAACACCTGCGTACTCGTTACCGATCTCTTTTGCTATGTCTGTAAAAAATGAATTAGTCATCCAAAAATATGCTCTAATGTAATCTGTTTTTCGGGTGTCCACCCGATAGCATCAAGGATACCCTTGATGGGAGACAAGAAACTCTTGTCAAATTGTACCTCATAATCTACTGATCCGTCAAGTTCGAATTCTGTGGGAAGAGTTTGGAAGAATGAAATGACATTCTCTCCAATGCGATTAGGTTTTCTTAGGTAAAGATATTTGATCTTCTCACCTTCCTGTATGAGAGGAAACTTGTGAGCGATCTTATGTTTCTTTATATAATGATTGTATAGTAAAGAACCACGTACGTGTATTGGACATCCCTTACCATAGATGTCTTTAGTGGAAGTAAACTTCTGTATGTTATTGCAACTACGAGGGAATGATATATCTTCTAGTGGTAACTGCTCAAACTTCTTTCTAAATCCTGAGATATATTTCTGCACCTCATCCTCATCACTATTCATAACGAGATCAAGTGCTTCTTTAATAGCAGTTCTGCATGGCATAGGTGTAGAAGACTTGACTGCTTCGATACCCATCATCTTTAGTTTAGGTTCAGCATACTGCACACCTTCACTGTTCCATACATTGAGGATATATCTTTTCTTGGCAGTCCAGATACCCTTGTTCGCTATGTTCTCTCGCTTCATGATCATCTTCTGATCATAGGCACTTACATAGGTGGCCAACTCCTGATAAGAATTCGATATATACTTCTCAAGTTCCACATCACACACCTTCTCAAGGAACCTAAGTGTGCTATCACTGCTTTTCTCTCTGTTCGAGAATACCTTCTCCACAAGAGGAGCAAGGTGCAAGTAAATGCTATCGGTGTCACTAGCAATAACGTAATCATAATCTTCAGTCTTTAATAGTTTATTGAGATAGGAATTCATCTTGTTTTCTATCCAACGGATAGAAACTTGACCAGATAAAGTAATAGCTTCAGCGTTAGCAAGGTTATAATAACGGAAGTATTGATTCCCGATAGCACCATAAGCAGAATTAAGCTGAATCTTCCGAGCCATCTGAATGTTGTTGTATCGAGAGATTTCTTTCTGTACGTCTGGAGTCGGATTAGTTTCATACTTTTGTTTTGCCTTTAACATTTTCTTTTTATAGATCGTACGATCATCGTAGATCCTTTGCATTATCTCAGGTAGGAATCCATGTACATCCTTACGATACTGAGCACCGTTAGCACATACTGCATACTCTCCATCAATCTTAACTTCTCTATTAAGAAGTCCTTCTACAGATACAGTTGGGTGTCTCCTCTCAACAAGAGTTTCGGGGGAGATATTGTACTGCATTATAAGGTGTGGGTATAGACTGTTGAGGTCAAAACTTACAACCCAATCATACATTCCTGGTACAGGTTCTTTAACATAAGCACCTGCATACTGTTCATTCTTTTTAGTACCAACCTTAGGGGGAACTACAACATTCCTCTCCTGTAAGTCATTGTATATTAAGGTATCCCACATACGAACCTGCGAGAACACATCCCCTAGATTTACCTTAGCGTCATAACTTAGAGTCAATGCTAACTCTATCAACTTCATCTTATCTTCTAGACGATCAACCAACTCAACGTCATGGATGTTGTACTCCACAAACTTCTGCCAGTCTCCTGTATAGAATGCTTTAAAGTTCTCGAACTCACTGTGATCTAATTTCTTTTGACCAAGTTCTACGTCAGCAATGTGATCTAGTCTATAAGATGACTGAGCACTATAGGTAAACTTCTGATACAAATCAAGGTAGTCAAGAATAGTGACACCTGTAATATCATATGCAAGTTGTTTACGACCCTTGATAACTAGTTCTCTATCAATGACTCGGTTCCAAGGTGACAATGATCTCTTCCACTTCTCACCCAACACTCTCTCTATTCTCCTACAGATATAAGGTATATCATATAGGTTACAGTTCCATCCTGTAATAACATCGGGAGTTGATGTCACCCACCAGTGGTGGAAGTCTTCTAACAACGATGCTTCTGAATCAAACAGACGATACTCATGTGTATTATCAAACTCACGAGTACCCCATGTGGTTATCTTCTTAGTGATAAGGTTCTTCATAGTAATACAAAGAATCTCCTCACGAGATTCCTCAACGGAAGGGAAACCGTTGTCACATGCAACCTCGATGTCAATGGTATAGATCTGCATGAGATCCATATCAAACTCAACTTCATCGGGGAACCTATTGGAGATGAATTGATATACAAACCTCTCATAACCATGGACTTCTAGACCTTCTACGTTCTCATACTTTTCTATGAAAGAACGTGCTGATCTAGCACCATCGAATTGTTTAGGATGTGCATACCTACCATCTAAAGTTTTAAACTTTGATACTTTGGATTGATCCGAAGGCACAAAGTATAGAGTCGGTCTACACTTTTCCCTGTATGTTACACGTTCTCCATGCTCATACCCACAGAAGAGTATGTCATCACCGAGAAGTCTAACGTCTGTGTAGAAACTCATTATGCGTTGATCGCTGCGTATTTGGTTTTCATGTCAGCAGATGGATCAAGTATCGTGAATACATTTTCATAGTTCATGAATAGATCACGTTGATCAGTGTATAAAGGATACTTTATTAGTTCTCCATCTACTATCTGGACACACTCTTCTATTAGAATGCTTGGTTCTTCATCCAATTCAGTCATCGTACCCATCAGGTAGATGTTGGGATCAGTCTTGAGGATCAGTATCTTTAGCATTGTCTTCTAATAGTTCTTTGTATTTTGATAAGAGATTATCATGTGGTTCATAGATCAATGCTACTGATGGTATCGGTAGATAGATGTATGAGTTTTTTGAGAGAGGAACATATGTCTGAAATTCTATATCAATCTCATCCATTTCTATGTGTTCTGTGTTCTCAAATAATAACTCCTTGGTAGGTTTCATAGTTAACGCATAGGGAAAGTCCAATTTATATGCTATTGGTTGTCCCTCAGGATTACGCATCTCCTTAACGTCAGCTATAACGTCCTCTCCGTTTTGCATTCTTACGACCCTTTCGCTCATAGTCCGTCTCCATTAGTTCATTAAAGGTGTACTTGACGAGATCAGTAAATGATCTCCGAGCAGATATGTTCTTTTCTTCTGAAAGAATGTGAACCATCTGCATAAAAGTTTCCATCTGATCAGATGGAATATCCACTGTTAGTGACTCTGCCTTCTTAGAGTGGGCAGGACACAAGTTTACATACATGTTCATTTGTTCTCCAAACAAAAAGAGTCCCCCATGGAGACTCTTCGGTTGTTACATTATATAGGGTGATTCACTCCATTATTATAGCATGGTTTTCCGACCTGTCAACTACATGCACAAATCAAGTTACGATCACCAGTTACGTTATCTATTCTACTGACTGCTGGCCAGAACTTCCTACCCTTTGCAGGGTAGCATGCTGCCTCACGACTGTAAGGATAGTCCCACTTACCACATAACATCTCTGCAGTGTGTGGAGCATTCTTTAGCAGTTCTTTCTTCGTGAATATCTCATGTCGGATACTCTCCATAGCATCTACAAATCTTTGCAACTCATCTAGTGACTCTGACTCTGTAGGTTCTACCATCATAGTTCCTAACACTGGCCATGATAGTGTGGGAGCATGGAACCCATAGTCCATCAGTCTCTTCGCTATGTCTTCTGCTGTTACTGGCAACCCACGACAGTCAAAGATACATTCATGTGCTACTAGATCATTCTCTCCTTTATATAATACGTTAAAAAATGGTTCTATCTTCTTCGCTAACCAATTAGCATTGAGCAATGCAACCTCAGATGCTTTACGTAATCCTTGTTCACCCATCATACGTATGTACATCCAACTAATGACAAGTATAGATGCACTACCTTGTTCTGCTGCTGATACTCTTTGATCTACAAATGGTGCTAGGTGTTCTGCAACACCAACAGGTCCTACACCTGGTCCTCCACCACCATGAGGGATGCAGAAAGTTTTATGTAGATTCATATGCATTACATCAGCACCATACTCACCTGGTTTTGCTAGACAAACTTGTGCATTTAGATTCGCACCATCAAGATATACTTGACCACCATTGTCATGGACTATCTTACATATCTGACGTATGGTTGACTCAAATACACCATGAGTGGAAGGGTATGTAATCATGATCGCTGCCAACTCAAAGGTATTCATGATTGCTTTCTTCTCTAGGTCTGCCATGTCTATGTTACCATTCTCATCACACTTGACAGTTACAACTTTCATACCTGCCATGACGACACTAGCAGGGTTAGTTCCATGTGCACTCTCTGGTACCAGAACCACATAACGTTTTTCATTTCTACTCATGTGATACTCTCTGATCGCTAAGAGTCCTGCATACTCACCCTGTGAACCTGCGTTAGGTTGTAACGTTACCGAATGAAATCCTGTGATATCACATAACCATTTCTCTAGATCATTCATAATCTTAGTGTAACCATACACCTGTCCTGTAGGAACGAAGGGATGTATATTCATCTTGTCCCAACTCAATGGCATTAGTTCTGATGCTGAGTTTAGTTTCATAGTACAACTACCAAGTGGCATCATTCCATTTACTAATGAGAAATCTTTAGAGACTAACTCATACATGTACCTCATCATATCAGTTTCACTATGATACTTGTTAAATACTTCTTGTTGTAACCATGGTTTAGTTCTTCTAGGTGTACCCAACCAGAAGTAGTCCTTGACTCCCTTCGCTACATGCTCTATAGTGTTTTTATCTGCAGAGAAATCTGTTTGCGAAGCAATAATTTTATTGAGTTCATCGTAAGTTGTTAGTTCATCTAACGATACTAATGCATACCCATCAATATACCTTATATTAATATCATCAACTATACGTGAGGTCTTCCACCTAACCGTATCAAACCCCTCACTATCATCAACCTCGAAACCACACCACTTTAATGCTTGTATTAACGTTTGTCTATATCCCAATATTCTATTTGATATTTTTGTCAGACCTTCCGAACCGTGATAAGCAGCGTAAAAACCTGCCATATTTGCGAGGAGTGCTTGAGCAGTGCATATATTGGACGTTGCTTTGTCTCGTCTTATGTGTTGTTCCCTTGTCTGTAATGCTAGTCGTAGTGCTTTATTACCTTGGGAGTCTAGAGACTGTCCTACAATTCTGCCAGGAATCTTTCGTTTATATTTCTCAGTGGTTGCAAAGAATGCTGCATGAGGTCCTCCAAAACCCATAGGTATACCAAACCTCTGCATACTACCTACAGCAATATCAAATCCCATCTCTCCTACAGGTTGCATCAACACCTGTGCTAGAGGATCTACAATAGCAATCTTCATACACTTGTAAACCTCAGCACATCTCAACAAACCATTACAAGGTCTGATGTTACCTAGATTGTTAGGCATCTGTACCAGTACACCAAAGGAATCTTCGAAGTCACAGAGTGGTATGGTGTCTTCTAAATCTAGTTTGATTATATTGATACCTAATGGTGTTGCTCTAGTCTTTAGTACCTCTAATGTCTGTGGAAATATATTACTATCTACTAGAAATCCTTTCTTTTCACCAGTACCATGTGCCATTATCATTGCTTCTGCTGCTGCAGTTCCTTCATCTAACAATGATGCATTAGCAACAGGTAATCCAGTCAACTCTGTGATTAGAGTCTGATAATTAAATAATGCTTCTAGTCTTCCTTGAGATATCTCTGCCTGATATGGAGTATAAGATGTGTACCAAGCTGGATTCTCAAGAACATTTCTCTGTATAACTGGAGGACAGATGGTTCCATAGTATCCTTGACCTATAAGTGTTCTTCTATTGATATTACATTTCGCTATTCGTTTCAGTTCTTCCAGTGCTTCATGCTCAGTGCATGGTTCTGGTAGGTTACTCTTACCCCTTAGGAGTATAGAGTCTGGTACAACCTTTCGTACTAGTTCATCAAGACTAGAAAGACCCAAGTCATTTAACATTTGAGTCTGCTGATCCTCAGATGGACCGATATGTCTGCTAATAAAGTCTGTCATATACCTTATATATTAGCATAAAAAAAGACCCCATGGGGGTCTTGTTGATTTACAAATAATCCTTTCGAGCGTGGTGTTCTGGAATAATTTTTCCTAGTAACACTGTCAAAAGACCATTGTCATA